TGAGGGTCCTTGGTCGGCATCACCGTTTCTCCTTCGCGCGTTTACGTCCACCCTGCTGCGCTCACCCGCGGCCGTTCCTGCCTCCTGGTGCGCGGCACCAGCCGCCGCGCCATCTCCTGCACCAGCCCGCCGCTGACGATCAAAGAGGCGTATTGCAAATCATCGCAAACGTGTGAGAAGCCCTCCACGTCGAACTTTTCCGGCACCGCCCGCAGCGCGCCCTCGCGGTGGCGCTTGAACCGATAGCCCCCGTTCATGGCGCGCACCAGCATGGGGCACCCCGCGCCATTGATGACCAGCGCCGGGCCGCCGTTGACCTGGCGCCCGAGCAACTGCTCCACCGCCCGCAGCCGCTTGTCGATATCGTTGGTCGGCGCCGGGAAAGCCGGCAGCCCAAGCCGCTTCAAGGCATCGAAGCAGCTTTCTTCCGAGATGGTGCCTTTGGCGACCCCCGACGGGTCCCCGACCACCACGACCTTCAATCCCGAATACTTTCCCGAATAAAGCCGCGGCCGCACGTTCTGCTCGATGTGCTTTTCCAGCCCGATGTTGGTGGCGGCGATTTCCTCGTGCACCAGCAGCCGGCCCAGATGGTCGACCTGGCAAATCAGCGTCCACGGATTGCGGCCGAAGTCCTGGGCCAAAATCAGATTGTAGCCCGGCACCACCATGGTATCCCGCACGTGGAACGCCCGATTGAAGGTGGCCCGGAACACCGCCTCACCCGATGGGTCATTTCCATATTCGGCGTAAACGAATCTTTTCACCCAAGGGTGATCCGAGCCGTACATTTCGAGGAATCGCTCGTAATAGCGCCGCCCCTGCGCAATCCTGTCCGGATGCCCGACCGGCAGCTTGATGGTCGCATCTGTCTGTAGCAGCCAGTCCAAGTTCTCGGCCTGCGGGCTCACCCCCGACGGCTGGCGAAACAGCGACCAGTCGGGCGGCAGGTTCTCCATGAAGCGGTGCCAGTCGGTCTCCTCGGCCGGCATGTTGGTGTCGGCGATGATGCCCGAGAAGGTGGGCACGCCGCGCCCTCCCGATGGATAGCGCCCGATGCGGCCCGAGATCGGCGCCAGGATGTCGAAGTTGCACTCGATGGCCTCCGAGATCCACGCCATCGTCAATTGCATCGATAGCAAGCGCGCTTGATCGGAGGCGTCCTCGAGCGGAATGAATATCCACTCACTCTTGACGTCGCCAAACTCGACCAGGAACGTATTCTCGGATACTCGCCACTGGGACAAACCCTCAAGCCACAAGCTGCAATCCTTGAGAACCGTGTCCTTGAGCTGCTTCAAGGTCTGGCGCACGATGGCGACTCGGCTCCAGCGGTATCCGTCTGGCGCCGGCGCCTGCTGGATCGCCCGTCGCAACAGCTCGATGACGCACGCCGTAGTTTTCCCGCTGCCGACAGGTCCAGCCGCAATACGCCCGAAACTGTCGGACCGCATGAACCGCCGCAGCGTCGGCGGCGCGTCATAGAGCAGGGACATCTACTTCCCGATGCCGGGGAACTTCGCCTTGACCTTGGCGCGCACCGCGGCCTCGACCGGTTTGCCGGACGCGCGGGCGAGCGCGTTCCTGGCTCGCATCCGGGATCGGAAATGAACCGCTTCCCTTCCCGCTCTTGCCCTCGCCCTTGCCCGGCAGCGCGAACGAACTCGACGGCAGCCGGGAGCGGTCTTTTGTGGTCAGTTTAGCCATGCTTGCCCTCGTGCAGACGGGGGATCCCCTCACGGCAGCGCATTGGCGGCGAGGCGCAGCTGCTCCGCGCAGCCGCCCGCCGCACGCTGATTGTAGACCAGCGCGCCGCTCACCCCCACGCGCATCTGCTCGGCCACCCCGCCCGCCGCGTACTGGCTGAGCGTGGACGGCACGATGGCCGCAACGGTGGTGATCTGGCTGTGCGGGCCGCCCGGCGTATATTGGTCATAGATGATCGAATGAGCCATTGAGTTCCTCCTCTCGTTTCAGGTCCCCGTCTCGTCGTTGCGCGGCATAATGTCGGGGGAATAGACGCTGTCGTCGCCGGTCTTTCGGCCCAGCACTCGTCTGCTGGTCTGCGTGTCGAAAGCGCCGCGGTTTTCTAGCGGTTCGGGGGCTGGAAAGGACGTTGGCCCGTCATCCTCATCATCATCCGGCCGGATGCCGGGCGATTTGCCGTCGTCGAAGCGGGGATCGTTCTTGCCGTAGTCGCGCCTGTTTGGTTTCATCTCCCTCATGCCTTTCCCACGCCGCGCGAATAAATGCGCACCTTGCCCTTCTTTCCACCTTTCCACTTCGGCCGAGGGAGCACCGGCGCCGGGATTGCCTCCGCCGCCCCGAGATCGACCGTGACCGCGTTGGCGGTATCGCTGGCCCCGAGGTCGACGTCGTTTGGCTTGACCTCGATCGACTTGTTGTACGTTTCTTGCTTGTCGCCGAGGTTGATGGTGATGACGAAGCGCTCGTTGCTCTTGGCATCGCCCTTGGCCTCGGCGCCGATGCCGGCGTTGCGCGCCATCAGCTTGGCGACCTCGGCGACCGAGGCCAGGGGCTCCATGCTTTTCATCCTGGCGCCGAGCATCGGCAGCGCATCCTCGAGCGCCGCGGCGGACAGCACCCGCACCCGGTCGGCCGTCGAGAGCGTCGAGTTCCATTCCAGGGCGAACTGCTCCATGGCGCGCTTGAAGAACTCGTGGCGCGTCGACAGCTCGTAATATTGCGTCTCGTCGATGCCGTAATCCGCAAAGATCGCAGCGGCGTCACGCACCCGCATGGCCATTTCCCGCGCCAGCGCGGCCAGCCTGGCCTCGTTCATGTCGGGCATGTCTGGCATCAAGTTCGTCTCCGTGGCCGCCAAGGACTGGCGCCCGGGGCGCTGGGCCATTTTCTGCCCGAAAGGTTAAGAAACTCTTAACAGTTTGCTGTTACACGCAATCTCATGGCCGTCAATCCGCTCGGACAGCAGAGCGTCCTGCAGGTCGTGCCTCCGGCGGCGCTGGAAGCCCACCTCCAGGAGCAGGCGCGCGCCCGCTCGGCCGCCGCGGCTCCCCAGCAGCAACCCGCCCCCCCCGAGCTCGCCGGCTACGTGCGCGGCCAGTTCGAAATCATGCGCAACCACCGCAACACTGCGGCCGGCTGGTCGAACCGCATGCTCGCCGCGCTGCGCACCTTCAACGGCCAGTACGACCCCACCAAGTTCCAGGAGGTCTCCAAGTTCGGCGGCTCCCAAGTCTATGCCCGCCTTACCGCGCAGAAATGCCGCGCCGCCACCTCGCTGCTGCGCGACATCTACCTCGGTGCCGACCTGCCCTATGGCATCCGCGCGCCCGCCGATCCCGAGGTGCCGCCCGACATCGTCGCGAAGATCGACGCCCTGCTGGCGCACGAGCAGCAGATGGTGATGCAGGTCACCGGCAAGGCGCCAGACGCGCAAGACATCACCAAACGCCGAGCGGCCCTCCTCGAATCCGCCTCCGAAGCCGCCAAGAAGAAGGCCCGCGACCAAGCCGGCATCGCCCAGGACAAGATCGAGGAAATCCTGCGCGAGGGCAGGTTCTATCACGCCCTTGCCGAATTCCTGGTCGACCTGCCGATCTTCCCGTTTGCCTGCATCAAAGGCCCCACCGTCAAGATCATGCCGGAGGTGCGCTGGATCAACAGCCGGCCATCCGTGCAGCAGGTCCCGAAGATGATGTGGTCGCGGGTGTCGCCCTTCGACCTGTGGTGGACTCCGGGCGTCGCCGACATCGAAAGCGCCAACGTGATCGAGAAGTCGCGCCTCACCCGCGCCGAGATCAACGACCTGCTCGACCTGCCGGGCTTCGACCACGACGAGGTCCGCGCCGTGCTGAGCGAGTACGGACGCGGCGGCCTCTACGACAACTGGGACACCACCGACGCCGAGCGCGCCGTGCTCGAGAGCCGCGAGAACCCCGCCTGGAACCGCTCCGGCTTGATTACCCAGATGGAATTCCACGGCAACGTCTGGGGCGAGACCCTGCAGGACTACGGCATGCCCGGCATCTCCGACCCCGAGCGCGACTACCGCGTCGACGTCTTCGTGATCGGCTCGCACATCATCAAGGCCAACCTGTCTCCCTCGCCGCGCGCACGACCGCCCTATTTTATAACCAGCTTCGAGAAAGTTCCCGGCACGCCCGTTGGCAACGGCCTCGTCGACATGATTGCCGACCTCCAGGACGTTGCCAACGCCACGCTGCGCAGCCTCGTCAACAATCTCTCCATTTCAAGTGGGCCCATGGTTGTCATTAATGACGATCGCCTCGCGCCAGAGGAGACGGGCGAGGAACTGTATCCCTGGAAGCGCTTTCATGTACGCAACGACCCGGTCGGCAACAACGCCAAGCCGCCGATCGAGTTCTTCCAGCCGCAGAGCAATGCCCAGGACCTGCTCACGGTCTTTAAAGCCTTCGTAGACCTCTCCGACGACGTCAGCGCCATTCCAAAATATATTGGCGGCCAACCCGGTGGCGGCGCCGGCCGCACCGCGTCGGGATTAGCCATGCTGATGAATAATGCGAGCAAGGTGCATCAAAGCGTGGCCGCCAATGTTGATCGCGAAATATTCGAGCCGGCATTGCAGCAACTCATCGACTTGGTGATGCTGACGGACACAACGGGGCTTTTGACTGGCGAAGAAGACGTCTCGGTCGAGGGAGTTTCCGTTGCAATTCAGCGTGAGACCGAGCGCCAACGACAGGTTGAATTTCTTCAATCCACAGCTAATCCAATCGATATGGGAATCATCGGAATCAAAGGACGAGGTTCAATATTGCGCAGCGTGTCGCAGACCATCGGGCTCGACGGCGACGCCATCGTGCCGTCCGACGACGAGCTGGAGAAGCAGCAGGCCGCCCAACAGCAGGGCGCCGAGCAGCAGGCGCTCGACAAGCGCGTCGAGGCGGGCGTCCAGATGGGCGTCCAGCTCGGCACCCAGAAGATCGCATCCGAACTCACCGCAGGGCTGCTGGCGGCTCACGGCGCCGGCCAGCCCGGCAATGGGCCCCAATCGGGCGCACCGCCCCCTCCTCCCGGCGGCGCACCCGCAGGGCCGCCTGGAAGCCCCGCCCCAGGCGGCCCGATGGACCAAGCCGCCAGGCAGGCACAGGGCAACCAGCCGTCTTCTATGTCTCAAGCAAAGTCGCTGCAGACCAACTTGGTAGGGAACCAATCGGCTCCGCCTGGCCCCGGTGCGCGTCCACCCGTGCCTGTTGGCGGCCCGCCAGGATAAATTCGTTCAGGTAATCGATTGCACGCTGCATACCATAAACCAAAGGAGACGACCATGACAGGAACCACGGGAGCTACGGGGTCTGCGACGTCCACTTTTGTCGTTAAATCACGCAAGACCTTACCGATCGTTCTTACGACCGTTACCGCTACCAGTCGCGAGGAAGCGATCGCGCAGTTGGTGAAAACGGCAGCCGTTGGCGAAGAAATCGAGGTCATGGATGCCAAGGAGGACATCAGTGGCACGGCAGGCGGTCCAACCGGCGCAACCGGCGTAACCGGCGCGAGCGGACCCACCGGTAGCTGGTGATATGGTCGTCGTCGCCTGGTCGGCTATAGTAAAGAACGAAAGCGCCATCCTGCCGCGCTGCGTCGCCAGCCTGCTGCCGCACATCGACGCCGCCGTAGTGGTCGACACCGGCTCGACGGACGGAACCCCCGAGCTGCTGACGAGGCTGTTCGCCGACGCCGGCAAGCCGCTGGAGCTGGTGAAGGCGCCCTTCGTCAATTTCGAGCAGGCCCGCAACGCCGCCCTCAAGGCCGCGCGCGCGAGCCCGCTCGAATGGGAGTGGTTGATTTTATGTGATGCCGATATGTCTCTGAATGTTTCCGACCCCGATTGGGTGAAGAAACTCAATGGAGGACCGGCCTACGACATGCGCCAGACCAGCGGCGGCGCCCTGAGCTACTACAACCGCCGCCTCGTGCACCGCTCCGCCACCGGCAAGTTCGTCGGGGTCACGCATGAATTTCTTCAGGTGGACTCCGCTGGCCGAATCGAGGGCGCCGCGTTTATAGACCATGCCGACGGCGCCAACCGGCCAGAAAAACTACATCGCGACCTCGCCCTCCTCGAGAAGGCGCTGCGCACCGAAAAAAGACCGGGGCTCGTCGAGCGCTACACCTTCTATCTCGCCCAGACGCTTTACGACCTCGGCCGCTTCACGGAGGCCATCAAAGCGTATCGCGAGCGTGTCGCGCTGGGCGGCTTTCCAGAGGAACGCTGGTACGCCCAGTTCCGGCGGGCGCTGTGCTGCCAGCACATGGACCAGACCCACGCCTTCGTGTTCAACATGCTGGCGGCTTATCAGATGCGCCCGACGCGCGCCGAGCCGCTGGTCGCGCTCGCCAAGCACTACCGCGAGCGCGGCGACAACCACGCCAGCCTGCTGTTCTCGACCGCCGCGCTGGCGCTGCCATACCCAAAGGACGACCTGCTGTTCGTCGATGACCACGCGAACCGGCATGGCGCGAGGGACGAGTTCTCGATCTGCGCCTGGTACGAACCGCAACTGCGCTCACGCGGCGCGCAAGTGTGCGACGAGATTGTGCTGTCACGCACCGCATCGGCGCCCTCGCGCGAGCAGGCGCGCGCCAACCAGTATTGGTATCTGCAGCCGCTCAAGGAGCACGTGCCGTCATTCAAGCCACAACAGATCGAGATTCCGGTGGCCGACGGCTACGCCGCCACCAACCCGTCGGTGGTCATTCATCTGGGCCGCATCACCGTGCTGGTGCGCGCGGTCAACTACGCCATCACGAGCGAAGGACACTACGTCGCCCGCACCCCCAACGGAACCGGCGCCGGCCCGGATTGCATACGGACCAGGAATTATCTGGTGTCATATCATGGGCAGGAACGATCGGTTCATGAATTGGCGTTGCCGCCAGACTGGCCCGAGCCGCAATATCAGCTGGTGCGCGGGTTTGAGGACTCGAGGCTGTTTGAATGGAAGGGCACGCTGTGGACCTCCTCGTGCGTGCGCGAGCGCACCCCGGAGGGATGGTGCGAGCAGGTCATCGCACCGATTTCGGGGGATCAGTATGGTGTCGGCTGGAAGCAGGTGCTGCCCGCCGAGCGCCGCCACGAGAAGAATTGGATGCCGTGGGTCATCGACGGCGAGCTGGTGTTTGTCTATCGGCTCGATACGCTGGTCAACACCGAGGGCGAGGTGATCGCGCACTACGACCTCGACATCGAGACCGGCCACATCAGCGGCGGCTCGCAGGTCATCCGTGTCGCACCCCGCCGCTATCTCGCGCTGGTGCACGAAGCCCGCACCATCCCGGGCCGTCCCGGCAACCGCTACTACCAGCACCGCTTCGTCGCCTTCGGTCGCGCCAGCCTGCTGACGCATATCTCACGGCCATTCGTGTTTCACGACCGCCAGATAGAGTTCGCCGCCGGCCTGGCGTATTTCCCGGCCGAGAAGCAGCTCATGGTCTCATATGGCGTACGGGATGCCGAGGCGTGGACCGCTGTGATGAGCGTAGACGAGGTGCTGACGTTCATGGGAGTGCCGCCATGATCGTCGCGGTCACCGGCTTTGTCCCGATCCCAGGGCACCCGCGCCCGGAAGCGGAGTACCGCGCGCTCGGCGCCAGGCTGCACATGGCGATTGGCGCTTCTTCTCACCCGCTCATCAAGCTCGAGGGCGAGGTGAGCGACTGCTGGCTGTGGGACTATCTGTGTATGAACCCCGACCTGGACGGGTTCGATCATGCGGTGGCGGACAATCCGCGCAAGAACTCGGTCCAGTATCACATCGTGATGGCGCAGAAGATCGAGTGTCTGGTGCAGGTGGCCGAGCGGTTTGCGCTGTCCTCGCACGACGTGGCGTGCTGGATCGACTTCGGCATCTTCCATATCCCGGGGGTCACGGAGCAAATCGTCCGGGATTTCCTGCGGCGCGCCGAGAACGAGCGCGCCATCGCCATCCCGGGATGCTGGGACAAGCAGCGCAACCACGACGACCGGCAGCCCAACTGGCGGTTTTGCGGCGGCGTCGTGGTGGTGCCATGCCGTTATGTCAGGAAGCTCGATAGCGCCGTCAAAACCGAATACATGCGGTGCCTCAAGGAAGACAAGCTGCTGACCTGGGAGGTCAATATACTTGCACGTGTAGAGCAGCGCTGCCCCGATCTCCCGATCTGGTGGTTCCGCGCCAATCACGACTCCAGCATTTTCACCAGTTATCAGACCACGGAGGATGACAATGGCCGCGAAAAACAAGGCGCCCCTCTACGAGAACTCGAGGAAAGACCTTGCTGAAGACCGGCGCGGCGCCAAGAAGCGCGGCGTGTCGCTGAAAGACTACGAAGAAACCGCGCAGGACAAGGCCGAGGACCGCAAGGGACAGGCCAAAATGGGCGCCAAGAAAAAATGACCGATCCCGCTGTCCTCTCGCTCGCTCCCAGGCCCAAGGCGGAAGACCAAGTCCGGGAGAGCATCGTCGCCATCCTGGCCACGGCCTTGAAAGAAGCGAGGAATGGAGAAATTACGTCGGTTATCATGATCCTTCAACATTCCGACGGAGACTGGTCAGATAGAGCGAGCGAGACAATCAAGTTCACGGAAGCCATCGGCCGGCTGGAAATTCTGAAACAGGAATGGATTGCAGTTTATCTGGCAGACAGAGACCAGTGACCGATCCCGCTGCGCATCATAGCACAGGAGAACAGATTTGAGTCCTGGGATCGCTGAGCAGGGCGCTAAGGTTGCGAACACGTTGATCGACTCGATGAAGTCGCAACCTGTTACGCTCAGCTTGCTCGCTTTCAATCTCTTGTTTTCGACATTAGTGTTCCTCGGCAGCAAAGATTTCCGCGCCAACCAGCTCGAGCTGATGAAGATGATGATCAACCTGACCGGAGATTCGCAGAAGCTGCTGGCGGAATGCGTGGTGCCGCAAGAGCGACGCGGCAGCCTGGAAATGTGGATGCTGCCGCCCGTGGTGCCGTCCGGCTCGATCGAGCAGGTCAAGCCATGACCACTTTGCGCGGCAAGGTGTCTTGGTTCGGAGGCCCGGATGATGAAGGCGTTTCTCCCAGTGAAGGTCTTGCTTTCATCTACTCGGTCGACATGGCACCCGACCTGTTTCTGGACTACCAGCCAGCGGGCACCACCGGTTTGGCGCGGCGATTGGACCCCGACGAATACTACATCGCGTGCCGCTGGGACTACGACGCCCCCGGCCTGTCCAAAGAAGACCTGCTCGACGTCCGGGTGCTAGTGCGCAACATCAAAACCGGCAAAGCGCTGGTGGCGCGGCCGTCCGACTGGGGACCGCACGACGAGACCGACCGCGTCGCCGATATCTCGCCCGGCCTGATGGATGCGCTCGATCTCACCACCGACGAGGAGGTCGAGGTCGTATTTCCGTTCGAACAAGGGGAAACCGCCGCTATGCCCTATGATCGCGTTGCCATTTCTTCCGGCCACGGCAAGCTGGTGCGCGGCGCCAGCGGCGTTCTCGACGAGGTCGACGAAGCGCGGCGCGTGGTCGAGGCTGTAGCCGACAAATTGGCCGCGCGCGGCGTCGACGTCGTGACATTCCACGATGACACCTCAACCACGCAGAGCCAGAACCTCGACGCCATCGTGTCGTGGCACAACAAGCAGGACCGCGAGCTGGACGTGAGCGTCCACTTCAACGCCTACGTCGAGACCACGAAGCCGATGGGGACCGAGGTGCTGTACCTCACGCAAGGAGCGCTCGCGGGCGAGATGTCGGCCGCCATCGCGGACGCCGGCGACTTCATCGATCGCGGCGGCAAGAAGCGGATGGACCTCGCGTTTCTCAACGGCACCGACATGCCGGCCGTTCTGATCGAGACATGCTTCGTCGACTCGACGGCGGACGCCGCGCTCTACGAGAAGCACTTCGACGTGATCTGCGAGTCCATCGCCCAGGTGCTCGGCGGGCCTCCGCAAACGGCCGAGCGGCCGCCGCCGGCCGGCGGCGAGCGGCCACCGCGCCCGCTGCCGCCAGCGCGGCCGGCGACGGTGCGAGTCGATATTGACGTGGTGGGCGAGGTTACGGTGCTCGTCAACGGGGTGCCGGTCACATAACGTCAACCGAGGGCCAAATAGGAGGCTGTGATGGCTGCCATGGCGGTGAATGTGCTCTGGTTCCTCATCGGTCTGATCGTCTTGGCCGGTGTCATCTATCTGGCAATTTGGGTTATCGAATCGTTCATTTATCCGCTCCCGGCGCAGGTCAAGAAGGGTGTTTGGGTGATCGTGCTGCTGCTTGCGCTGATCGCATTGATCGGTGTGCTGATGGGCGGCGGTACGTTTCATTTTCCTGCCATCCGATAGGAGGCTGTCGTGTCGTTGCAGACCCTGTCGCTGACGATCCCTGCCGGGCACTCAATGTCGGGCGGGGTCGACTGCTCGGGCAGCACCAGGATCCTGCGCATCATCATGCCGCCGGATTGGGACGCGGCGCCGCTGACATTTCAAACATCCGTAGACGGCGTGGTCTACAACAACTTGCATCTTGCGGCCCCGATCGGGGACTTCACGACTTATCCGGCGACGATTCCGGTCGTGACGCCGGGGGCAGCCGTCACCATGCCGCCCAATACCGGCTACGGCATCTCCTGGCTGCGGTTTCGCTCCGGCACGTTCACGGCGCAGACAAAGCAGAGCGCGGACCGGACTTTTTCTGTTGTGCTGGAGATGCCGGATGCAGCGACAGGTGGTGGTGGGGCTGGCACGGTGGGGCCGACCGGTGCGGTAGGACCGGCAGGGGCGGCAGGCCCGCAGGGACCGGCAGGACCCGCAGGGGCAGCAGGCCCGATGGGACCGACCGGCATGTCGGGGGCGATCGGCACTCAGGGCGCTACCGGAGCCACTGGGGCGTCGGGATCAGTGGGTCCACAAGGTGCGCAAGGCACGCTCGGTCCGCAGGGTATAGCCGGCCCGACCGGTCCGGCAGGTGTCGTCGGACCGACCGGGACGTTCAACCTCAAGGGCGTCACCGACGGAAGCGATGCGGCGCCAGGGACGATCGGTGAGGTCATATCGGGCAGTAATTTCGCAGGCGTCGGGTTGACCACGAACGTGGCCATGAACGTCACGACCATCACCTTGACCCCCGGTGATTGGACGGTCGGCGGGGTGGTGATTTTCACGCCGGTCAGCACCGGCCCAAACAGTGTGATTGCGGCGCTTAGCCAGACTGCCGCGACGCTGCCGTCCGATAACGACGTGGCGACCGGCAAGGGCATCATGCAGCAGATCTGGGCGTCCAGCATGCCGTCGGGCAAGACCCAGACCACGCCGACCAGCCTGATCCGGGTCAGCACCAGTACGTCGAAGTCGGTCTATCTGGTGGCGCTGGCGACCTTCGGGGGCGGCACCGTGACGGTGACGGGTTACATCAGCGCGCGCCGGGTGCGCTGAATGAAGTTACGCTGGGATTGGTTTTTGCTTGACGGGCGCATGCGCTAAGCAAGTTGCCTTCGAGCTATTTCGGCTTCTAGTTCTGCGGTGGTGAATTGTGCAAGCGTATGACGCCATTCTTTACGCGGGCGCCTGTTTTTCATTTGTTCACTATGAGTAGACCATTTAACATTGCCAGGTTCATAGTCACCGTCGTTGTTGATGCGATCGAGAGACATGCCGGGTGGACGATCTCCAATACTGGTAAGGATGCCGTTTATGAAAACGGTAGGCTCATTCCATGGGTCGCGAAGTTTGATGCCTCGGCCACCATAGTCGTGGTAGCGTTTATTGCTTGGATTGTTGCATCGATCGCGTATGCCTATCCAGGTTTTGTAAAGCGGATGTTTTTTCCCTCTTTTGGCATAGCCATGTTCTAATGTGCCGCGTCTACAGCCGCAGGAATTATCTCTAGGTCGTTGAAGGTCGCCTGCGGGGATGGAATGAGTGTTGCCGCAATCGCATTGGCAAAGCCAGATTACGTTGCGTCCAGCTCGTCTATTGGTTGGCTGGATTGCTGTCAGGTAGCCAAATTTTTGACCTGTGATATCTTTTAGCTTGGCCATTAGACCGCTCCTACGGTTTGAGGCAAGTGGCAGGATCGGTGTTAGCGCACTGATCCTGCTGCGCACTCTAGCGCAAATGACTAAAAAGCGCTAGTTTTATTGGCAATTGGCATCAGAATCGAAGGAGGCAGGTTATGGCAAAGGGCAAGCAGGAGTCGGAGCATGACGTGACGTTTGCAGAAGGCGGCGATACCCCAATGTTTGGTGGGCCTGGGGACCATACGACTACTGCATCTTCCGACGCCGCCGGCGAGCAGACGCCGGGCGGCACCGCCCACAAGACCTCGGGCGGCGCTAAGCAGAAATTCGCCTCCGGCGGCAGTGGTAAGATGTTCGGATTCTCGCCGTCGGTGCCGGCTACGGCCGGGCAGACAGGTGCCCGCTGACCATGGCGCGCGGGATGGGGCTGCGGACGATGCCCATGATGCGCCCGCCCAAGCCGGTCGATCCGGCCAAGGCCGTGACCAAGCCGCCACGGCTCAAGCCGATCTCGACCAGGGAGTATTCGAAAGGCTCCACGCCGCTGTCGGGCGCCCCCGACCTCGGCGTCCGCGGCGCTGGGATCGGTTACGGAGGGCCGAAACCATTTGGAGTTTGAGATGCCGCCCAATCTCGTAGGGATGACAGACCTGCGAACCAGTTTCGTTGCCGACGAGGGACCATATGGCGACCCGGGGTTCCTGTGGGCCAAGTGGCTCGACACCCTGTCGCAGCAGGAACGCGAGGCGATGGAACGCCGTGACGATATGCGGAGGAAAATAGAGATGGTGTTCAAGAAAGACCTCAGTGCGCTGTCGAAGCACGGCCGCGTCATCAAGCACCAGGGCAAGGGCTCGTCGCGCCTGACGCCGGACCCGATGGCGGCCATGACCAATCGCTATCCGGCGGCACCACAGCCGACGGCGCCCCCAACCAGCGCGCCCCCGCTGGGCGGTCCAGCACTGGGCTCAGCGCCGCCGGCAGGGCCGCTCGGCACAGGAATTCCAGACGACGCGGCATGAGCTCGACCAAGGAGATCATCGACAACGCTCGGTTTTTGCGTAATGCGTCGCCGCAGGCATTCGATAAATTCATTGTCGCATTCGCGCAATACACCGCGCAGGCCACCGACAACCTGGTCAATACGACCACGGATTTGCCGGTGGCGCAGGGACGAGCGCAGCAATGCGTGAAAATCCTGCAAGCCCTCCAGGAGGCCAGGGACCATGGTTGACGTGACTGTCGACGCCAAGCCGATGCCGCATCTGCCGATCGATCCGGACACCATCCCGGAAGCGGTCAGGAAGCGCGCCGCCGCGGTGGATGCGCTCTATGCCGCCCAGCCGCCGGCGAACGGCAATGCCGCGCAGGCGGAACCGCCGCCGCCCCAACCGGAGCCCCCCCCCGCGCCGGCCGAGGCCACCGCTCCGCCGCCGCCCCCCGCCCCCCCTGAAACTGCGCCGCCGCCGTCGCCCGAGGACGAGGCCGACTGGAAGCTTCGCTATGAGCGAATGCACGGCCGCTATAACGCGGCCCAGAAGACCATCGGCGAAATGCAGGAGCAGATGGCCCAGCTCGGCAGCGAGCTGCTGGCGGTCCAGCAGGTGGTGACGCAGCCGCGCTCGCCGCCCCGTCCGCCCACGCCGCCGCCGTCGTATCTGACCGAGCAGGATGTGCAGAACTACGGCGCCGACCTGGTGGACTTCACGCAGCGCGCCGCCGCCCAGGCGCTGGCGCCGACGATCCAACAGATCGAACAGCAGAACGCCGAGCTGCAGCGCCGTCTGGCGCTCGAAGCCCGGCGCACCATGGATCAGCGCGTCGAGCTCGCAGTGCCAAACTACCGCGAGATCGACCGCGATCCGCGCTGGCATAACTGGCTCTTGGGTGTTGACCTCTACTCCGGACGTGTTAGACAGCAATTGTTGAACGAGGCTATCGCTTCAGCTGATGCTCCACGCGCAATCTCGTTCTTCAGAGGCTTCCAACAAGAGGAAGTAGCTACCGGCCACAGCGAACCAGCGCCCGTCTCCCACCAGGCAGCGCCTCCACGGGAGCCGGCGATACCACTGGCCTCACTTGCGGCCCCTGGCAGGGCAAGGCCGGCGACTGGAGGCGATGCCTCGTTGCCCCCCGAGAAACCCACCTACACGCGCGCCCAGATCGCGCAGCTCTACAGTGCGCACCGAAAGGGTGCGTATGTCGGACGCGAAGCCGAGTGGGCTCGGCAGGACGCCGACATCATTGCTGCAGGCCGCGAAGGGCGCATCCGATAAACCGGGGGCTGCTCAAGCCAGAGTGCTGACAGTCCCCCAGGCAATGAGGGACTTCATGGCTATCCCCACTGCGGGCTTTGGCGTCGCAACATCAGGCACGACGCCTCCCCTAACCCCCGTCGGCTCTACCGCCAACACGCTGCAATCGACCGGGTTCATCCCTAGCCGTTACTAATTTTGGGGATGTTAAACCCTCTCTGATTCCGGGAACGCGTCATTGACGTCACCCGAGGGAACCACTATCCAGCATGGGTTTATTCCATAGGAGCAGACAGTGACTCCGGAATACCTGGCTGGGCTCTTCGACGGTGAAGGGTGTATCGACGTGCAGCGGATGTATCCGAAGACGGGCAGAAACAGACTGTATGTGCGACCTCGCGTTCGCATGTGCATGGCTGATAGCGCTCGTTCGATGATGGAGCTGCTGCGTGCCAGGTTTGGAGGCCACCTTGTCGGCCGTAAGGCCGGGAAGGCGAACCAGCAAAACAGCTGGTCGCTTGAGTGGCTGAATGGCGACGATATGCGTCGCATTCTGAACTTGATCCTTCCCCACCTGATCCTGAAAGCGGAGCAGGCCAAACTTGTTCTCTGGTGGCTGGATAATGCGTCTGGCCGGCAAACCAAAGACACTCGTTTTGGTCAGAATGCTTGCTTCGCGGGGATGGAACAGGCGCGCGCGGCTTTTGTTGAAGAGTTGCGCGCTATGAAGGTGGACCCGCAGAGACTGAGCGAGAGGGCGGCGGAGCGCATTGCTTCGTTGATGCGACAGTCCGACCCCCATGGCGACATGGGGAGGATGGGAGAAATGGCCATCCCGCTTGCGGTCTAGGGCGGCTGTAAGTTAAACGCGATTGACCGTCGCGTAGTAACAGAACGGAAATCTGGTCGGCAAAGTTGGTCGAAAAATTTTATGCGAGTACCTGCTTGTCCGCGATATCGAATACCGATTACGAGGGCGAGATACAGAATATGGGCGACCGGGTGAAAATCCGGACAAAACCCACGATCACGATTCGACCCTACCTTGCCGACGGTTTGCTTGGGCTTGATCGCCCGTCCGGCGGCTCGGTCGAACTGTATATCGGAAACGGCTACTACTTCAGCCTGATCCTCGACGACGTGATGGAGATCCAGTCGGATCTCAATCTGCTGAGCATTTGGTCGGATTAATTATAGTCCCCTTGCAGAGCAATCTGCATTGAACAAATCCGGGTGAATTCAGGGGAACGCCAGAACGGCCAATCCTGAGCCAAGCCGCGAAAGCGGAAGGTGCAACGACTAGAGCGAAAGCTCGTAGGGCCAAGCGGCCCGAAGCGCCCGGCCCCCGAAAGGGGTGATGATATAGTCTCCTCTGCATAGGAATATGCAGCAGCCAAAACGGCGGTGACGAGAGTTGCGTCTCGTTACGAAGATCAAGGGATGCAGCCCAGCAGTTAAAGATCACGGTCGACAAAGACGTGCTCGGCGGGATTGTTGCCAAGGCCAACGCGCTCAACATGGGCGCGACGGCGGGCAACGTTTCCGGGAACCTGAACCTCGGCATCAAGGGCACGCCGCTCACCCTGGTGGGGGCGACGCCTACGACCGGGCAGATAACGATCCTGGATTGTCTGCTGCGGATGGGGCAGTGCCTCGACGAGTTCAACATCCCGGAGATCGGCCGGTGGGTGGTGATGCCGTCCTGGGCCGGGCGGCAGATCAAGCAGAGCGAGCTCCGGCAAGCCTATCTGTCGGGCGATCCGGTGTCGATGCTGCGCAACGGCCGGCTCGGAATGGTTGATAGGTTCACAATATACATCTCTAACTTGTTGCCGACGTCGGTTCAGGACGCGACGCATTTTGCGGCTGGCGAATACCCGATCTTCGCAGGGCATGCCCATGCCCTGACGTTCGCGTCGCAGGTGAGTAAAATCGAAACGTTGAGGAGTGAGCTGACCTTCGGGCAAATTTTGAGAGGCCTACAGGTGTACGGCTACCAAGTCCTTGATAACACTGCGATTTGCCAAGCCCAGGTCATCTCAGGCGGGTAACTGATACCAGGACATACACACTGTTCAACAGGAGGCCTTTACAGCATGAAAGAGAAGCCGGCTTTGCCCCATGGACGCGCCGTCGCGTCAGGACTATAAACCGGAGTAGGAGGGGGATGGTTCGCGCCACCCCCCTCCGCCGCTTAGATCAGGAAGCTTATCCAGAACCGGATCGACCAGCCGGTTCTAGTTTTCCTAATCGTCACGGCAATCGCTATGGGTACAGCCATTGCGATTCCTCCGACTTCAGCGGACACGGCACGGCCGCTCATCGCGCCGGGAGGTGCCTAGTCCTCCCGGTGGCGCCGCTGGCCCGGCGCTTCGCCTCGTGCCCGCCAAACCCAGCATAGCATCGACGCTGCCGATTAAGATTTCCTTAACACTTCCCGGGTAGGCTCGGCCCGGCACGAGGGAGCCCATGGCGACGTCGCCGTCCTATTATGGGAACTACAGCGACCGCGACCAGCCGACGCTCAACACGGTCGCCGACTACATGGCGGACGCCAGAACGCTGCTGCAGGACACCATCCCGCCCTATCGCTACGACGATCCTTCCCTCCTCACCGCGCTGAACATCACGCTGCTCGAAGCCCGCCGGCTGCGCCCCGACCTTTTCGTCTTCAACCTGGAGACCAAGGGGCAGACGCAGTCCTTCACGGAAGTCGACGAAACCTACGTCGCCATGGAGCCGCAGTTCCGGCTGGCCATCCTGCACGGGCTGTGCGCTCACGCGCTCGAGCGCGATCAGGAGGACGTGCAGGACGTGCGGGCGTCGTCGCTCATGGCGCAGTTCAACGCCGGGCTGGTTGGCCGCACGCTGGGCGGCGTTGCCGGCGGCTCCGGTCCGGGGAGGCCAGGACAATGAGCTTAGATGCTGCACGTTATATTGCCATTGACGCCATACCAGTATTTGTTACAAGTATCGGTATGGATGAATATGAGAAAATAAACGCTCGACGCATAGCGGCAGCTAAAGCGCGCTCTTGGCGGGCAGCCAATCCAGAAAAGGTAAAACTTCAAGCTGAGCGGCGTAAACAGCGGTGTGAAACTGATCCGGAATACGCGCAATTTATTCGAGAGTCCACGCTGAAGAGTAATGCTAAAAACCGTGAGAATAGGCGGCTGAGCTGGAAAACGTGGGCTGCTGAGAAACGAAAAGATGAACCGCATTATTTCTACAATAAACGGCGTGCGAACAATTATAAGAATTTGTATGGCCTTACACTTGAACAGTACGAAGCGATGCTAGCAGCGCAAGATGGCAGATGTGCCATCTGTGGGCAGATGCAGACTCATGCGCGACATAAACATCTGTATGTTGATCATGACCACAAAACAAATAAAAACCGTGGGCTGCTTTGTTATAACTGCAATGTTGGGATTGGTCATTTTAGAGATGATCTAAACATGCTTCTGGCTGCGGTAGCCTATATCGCGGCTCATAAGGAGCCAAATTGATGGATAAAGGTGAGGGATATTGGCAAAAACTTATCGGCCAAGCCAATGTGGCGCTGAGCGGCGCGTCGCGCGCCGCGCTGCAGGTGCAGCTGTTCGACGTCCTGCAGGAATTCTTCGACCGCTCGAATTGCTGGCAGGAGGCCATCAACTTCACGGTCATTCCCAACACCCTCGAATATCCGCTGCGTCCGCTGACGGGGCGCATCCTGCGGCTTTACGGGGTGGTCGATCAGAACAACGTGGCGCAGCAGGCCGTCATGCCGGTGATCGGGACGGTGCAGTTCCTGTATCCCTACACCAACACGCAGCCGATGACCGCAGTGGTCGTCAAGAACGTGGCCGATCCGTTCGAATGCTATCCGCCGCACATTCCCGAATGGGTATTGCCGGCGCACGGCATTGGCATCCTGGACGGCATCCTCGGCAACATGATGCTGCAGCCGGGGTTCGGCTACTCCAATATGGGGCTGGCGCAATTTCATCTGGCGAAATTCGCGGCTGCGATCGCCAAGGCGCGGACCGCCATGACGCGCGCCAATACGGTGGGGTCGCAGAACTGGGCGTTTCCGCAAGCTTTCCGGACCCACGGCCAGCGCGGCGGCGTGAGCACGGCCAACGTCAACCCGAACACGCTGCGATAGTCATGAACCAGATGGCCACAACATGGAGCAGGCACAGCGTCACGTCGGCGAAGTACGACACGGCGGTCGATAATAACGGCAGTTGGTCGGAGGCGTTCCAGTTCGGTGATCCGGACGATTTGAGCTGGACCTTGACGGGCTGCAGCTTCGAGCTCGACATTCAACGCAATCCGTATGACACCGTGCCCCTGTTGCAGCTGAACACCGGCAACGGGCGGATCATCATCGACGACGTCATACAGCGGGTGATTCATTTCGATGTTCTGGCTGCCGATATCCAGCTCGCGCTGCATCCCGGCACTTATTGCTACGATTTGATTATGCTGGACGCCAATGGGGTTCGAACTCCTCTAATGCACGGCGCCTTGACGATCCAGCAAGGGGTCACCTACCCCTGAAGGTGACCGATGCCGCTTCGCACGAATGAGCCCGCGCCTATCGCTACCCGACCGGTTGTTGTTGTGGGCGGTCATACCGGGCCGTCCGGCGGGCCGACAGGAACCACCGGACCGACGGGACCGACGGGTGCGGCGAGCACTGGGGCGACGGGTGCAGGAGCATTCACCGGACCGACGGGGTTCACTGGGCCGGTAGGCGCGGCATCGACAGGCCCGACCGGGTCGATTGGATCGACTGGCCCTCCTGGGGTTGGGGGTCTTGGCCCGACCGGGGTAGGGGCGACCGGGCCGACCGGCGATCCAGGCTTGTCGGGGCCGACCGGCCCCGCCGGAGCTGCTTCGTCGACCGGTGCCACCGGAACAACGGGTCCGACCGGTCGTGTTGGTCAAACTGGGCCAACCGGTACACCCGGATCTGCCGTCAATACGGGTGCGACCGGACCGTCGGGGCTTGCCGGGCCTGCCGGTCCGACGGGTCTTCCAGGAGCAGCGGGGCCGCAGGGGGTCGTAGGCCCTGCCGGTCCAGCCGGCGCGGCGGCTTTCACCGGCGCCACCGGGCCGACGGGAGCCGCGGGCAGTGGCGGCGGGACTGGCGGGAGCGGTGGTGGCTACACGGGTTCGAGCACGCCGCCGGCGTCACCGACGCCGGGTTATCTCTGGTACGATTTGACGACCGGCATTCTGTCGATCTGGATCGACGACGGTAATTCCACCCAGTGGGTGCAGGTGGCGCCGCCGCTGGCGGGGCCGACCGGTCCTGGCGGTGGCGGTAGCGGCGGGACTACGACGCTGCTTCTTGCCGGGGGATGGGTGGTCTGATGGCGATCGATTTTCCCAGCTCTCCGTCCGTCGGCCAGGTCTACACGTACGGTGGAATTACGTACACCTGGACGGCGCAAGGGGTGTGGGTGGTCGGCGTCACGACGGGTCCGGCGGGGCCGGTAGGGCCGACCGGTGTGTCGGGTGTGACGGGTGTGACGGGTGCCACGGGCCCGCCGGGTGCCGGGGCGACTGGGTCGGCAGGGGTTACTGGGCCGACGGGCGCACCGGGGGCGGGTAGTACGGGTCCGACGGGAGCAGGTGCATTTACCGGGCCGACCGGATCGACTGGTGCGGGTGGCGCCGGATCGCTCGGGCCGACGGGTAGCACGGGGGCGACAGGTTCGACCGGCGCCGCAGGTAGTGTCGGCGGTGCAGGGGCGGCAGGCAGCACGGGGCCGACCGGATCGACAGGCGCGGCAGGGTCAGCCGGCGGAGCGGGCGCCCAGGGGGCGACAGGTCCTACCGGCATGACCGGAGCGGCGGGCGGCGTTGGTGGGGTTGGGGCGACTGGGCCGACGGGTATGACGGGGCCTTATTCAACGATGCTCGTGGCTGGAGGCATTTTCTAAATGGCCTTCTACGATCAGGTTTTCTACGCAAACGCGGGCGATCAGTCCACGACGGGCTATTACAGTGTAGCCAAGCGGCCTCAGAACACGGCTGTCGCGGCAGGTCAAATAGTTAGACAATTCACTGCTCCCGCTGTGGGAAGCGAAAGATGCTTTATTTGCATTATTGCGGGAACGACCGCGAACGTCACCGACGCGACCTGGGTGATCACGCGCGGCGCCAAGACGACGGACGGCACTGCAACGTGGCAAGAGTGCACTGGCGCTAGCGCGGTCAATGGTGATCTGACCAACACGCCGACGTGGACGCAGGCTAAAGCAATCGGCAATCCTACGCTTGGGGCGATCATCCAGCGCAACAACGGTGCAAGCTACTGGATATGCAGCACGGCGGGCACGCTTGGTGCTTCAGAACCAGCTTGGGCAAACAACACGGCCGGGACGACGCAAACCGACAACACGGTGACGTGGACGTGTCTCGGTGTGGTAGGAAATTTTACTGGTGGCGGCGCTGCGTTCGCGCGACTGGGCGCCACCAATTTGAGCGCCACCGCCGGCAACACGATCTATGTCGGCGACAACCACGCCGAGTCGCAAACGACGGCTATCGCTATACAGCCAACATTGAGCCAAACGACGGTAACCAAGATCATATGCCATAATCATTCCGGCAGTTATCCGCCGACGGCATCCGATCTGGCAACGACGGCAACGATCTCGACGACGGCGGCAGTGGCCATCAATCTCAATATGACCGCTGGGGCAATCTATGTTTACGGGCTGACGTTCATCGCCGGGGTCGGGCAATCATCCACTATCCCGGCTGTGAACTTTGCTCTGAACATGGCTTATTGCCTGTTTGAAGCCTGCGTTTTCAAGCTGGCCACCACCGGCTCAAGTGCGGTCATCAATCTGGGCACGAGCACCGGCGGCGTTTTGACATGGAATAATTGTCAGGTCAGTTTTGGTGCCATCGGGCAAAGCATCACCATTGGAACTGATAGTTTTACTTGGCAGAACACGGCGCAGGTGCTGGCTACCGGATCGACGGTGCCGACGATTCTCTTGGGTCAAACTACCGGCAACCTTGGTAACGTCATTCTCGAAACGCTTGACCTCAGCCAGTGGGCTTCCATTTTTCAGTCGATCCAGACTTCGATCGGTAATTGGGTTGTCAAAGACTGCAAGCTCAACGCTTCTGCGACATTTCCGACTCCCATCAATACTGGCCAAGTCATCCAAGTCATCCGCGCCGACGGTGGGGCCACGGCTTACAAGTCCGCCCGCTATGCAGTGGAGGGCACCGAGACCACCGAGACTTCGATTACGCGTGTCGGCGGCGCGAGCGATCCGACCGGGCAGGCGCAGTCGCGCAAGATCGTCACGACGGCGAACGCACAGTGGCTGCGGCCGTTCAAGGCCGAGCCCTATGCCCAATGGAACCCGAGAACAGCGACCAACGTCACGGTGACGGTGTGCGGCACGATCAATTCCGCTTCGCTGCCTAACAACGATGATTTGTGGTTGGAGGTCGAATATCTCGGATCGTCGACTTTTCCGCTCGGCACGATCAAGACCACCACCAAGGCTACCTTGCTTTCTGCCAATGCCGCAGTGGCTTCGGACGGATCGACCTGGAACGGCGGCGGTTCCGGTGCCGGCTGGTCGCCTTTCAAACTGACCGCCACGCTCTCTAGCCCGCAGCCCGGCATGGCTGGCTATATCCATGTGCGGGTGCGCGCCGCCAAGCCGAGCACGACCTGGTATATCGATCCACAGATCACTTTGAGCTGACCAATGGCATCACAATCCAGTGTCCCTGCTCCAATCATGGCTCAGCCGGTTGTCGTTGTTGGCGGACCGACCGGGCCTTCGGGCGGACCGACCGGACCGACCGGTGCGCAAGGCTCTGCTTCCGTTACGGGCGCGACTGGGCCGTTCGGCTCGACAGGCCGGACGGGTCCGACTGGCGCAACGGGCGCTCCCGGTGCCGGGGCGTTCACCGGGCCGACCGGTTTCACGGGTCCGCCTGGAGGCGGTTCTCCCGGACCGGCAGGATTGCTCGGGCCAACAGGTCCGGCCGGTCCGACCGGGGCTGCGGATAGCCAGTCCGGCGTTGCCGGTCTTCCTTCCGCGAGCGCGTCTTCGGGTCAACGGATGATCGTGACCGACTCGACTGTTGCGGGGGCTGGTAATTTTGGTGCGACTGTGGTTGGCGGCGGCACTCATGTCGTGCCGGTTTATTCCGATGGGACGAATTGGAAGATCGGCTGATGAACAACCCGGCCCCCGCAGCTCCGATCATGACGCGCCCCGTGGTGGTGACGTCTGGTCCGACCGGGTCGTCTGGTGGCGCTGGTTCAACCGGGCCGACCGGTCCTGGTGGCGGCCCCGCCGGAGCGACCGGAGCGACCGGAGCACAGGGTTTGCTTGGCAATGTGGGTCCGATCGGGCCGACCGGGTCTCCCGGCTCTGCTGCCAATACCGGACCCACCGGTGCAGCCGGGCCGTCTGGAGCGACTGGACCGACTGGCATTCCAGGGCAGGCTGCGCTTGCGGGCGCGACTGGGCCGACCGGGCAGCCAGGGCCGCAAGGGGCAGTGGGTGCCATTGGGGCGAACGGTCCCATTGGGGCGACCGGTCCGGCTGGGGGGCCGGGACCAGCTGGTGTGACGGGCGCGTCCGGTTCTCCTGGGGCAGCGGGCTTGCTCGGGCCGATGGGGCCGCAGGGGATTGCCGGCATTGCGGGGGCGTCGGGAGCAACGGGGCCGACGGGTGCAGTGGGATCGGCCGGTGCAACGGGTCCTACAGGCTTCGGAGCGACCGGTCCGGCAGGGTTTGCGTCGACCACCGGGTCGACTGGACCGACCGGTCCGGGTGTCGGGGCGACCGGGCCGACCGGCGCTGCAGGCTACAATGGCATCGATGGGCCGACCGGATCGACGGGGCCGACCGGTCGCACCGGCCCGACCGGTGGGCCTGGCCTGATCGGTCCGACCGGCATGACGGGTCCGCCCGGCACCGGGCCGACCGGTCCCGGG